ATCGGGGTGACATTCCCACCGGATCCGCTGGACGTTAATCTTGTTCCGAGAGCGAGTGTCACGGCTTAAGAGTTGATCACTCCATTGAAAGCGACCACCTGACCACTCGAAATCTGGAAGCTGTCGATCGGTCCAGGAAGCGTGATACCAGCGGGGATAGTGGCCGACGACCAACTGCCGCTGATGTTCTTGCCGGTGATCGAGGTGAAGGTGGTCGGAGCAATCGTGGTGACCGCAACGAATGGGCCAGTGGTCAACGTGGTAACGAGGACGAGCTTGAACCCGCCGTTACCCATCGAATACTCAGTGGCCAGATTTGAATTTGCGCTCATATATCCCAGATCTTGCGAATTTGATTCTTGCTGAAAGTGCTTTCAAAGCGGGAGCCCTGCCGGTCTTCCATCCGGCTGAATCCCTTCTTCACATGGTCCTTGAGTTCGGCCTCGCGGGCAAAACCGGTGACCCCGAAGCGGGCCACCGGCTGTCTGCTCCAACGCTTGCCATCAAGGACAATGGAATCAGTACCCATCGGAGCGATATGCTCGATGGACTTGCCATTGCTCTCGAAGGTGTAGATCGGCATATCAGGATTCCATCTCGCTGTCGTACTCGGCGACCATGTCGCGCATACCCTTCTCGTCCATAGGGCCTTCCATCTCCATGCCCTTATCCTTCTTAGACTCGTACTCGGCGGGCATACCGTTCACACTGCGGATCTCAACGTAAGCCTCGCCGTTTTCGAGCTTCTTGAGAACACCGCGAACTTCCTCTAGGACAACTTCATCACCAACTTCGGGCATGGCTTGTTGGCCATCCTCCATGTCGGTGGAAAGAGCCTCGACCGGAATAGAAATCATGGGCGCATTGTTGTCAGCCTCATCACATCCGCAAGCGGAATGAGAAGGGGCACCACCGATTGCTCGATGATGCCCCTTTGGGCTAACGGCAATCACCATGATGGTGGCCGTCTTGGGTCGCATATTACAGCGTGGTATTGGTCTTAGTGCGATGCACCAAGTACCAAGCCGGATTCAGGTTCGCAGGAGCAGCACCACTGGTGTTACCAGCGGCCAAACGCAGAGCGGCGAAGAACAGCTTCACACCAACGGTGACGAGCTGGTTCAACGGATCGCTCTTGTCGGGGGTATCAGTGATCACGATCTTCGGAGACAACGGATCATCACCGGTCAGGGCGGGGATACCGAACGCTTCCTGACCCAGGAAGAACGAAGCGATGATGTCAGAAGTATCGGTCAAACCACCACCACCAGCGGGGTTATAAACGAACTGCTGGCCAGCGGTCGTGATGTTGCCTTGGCTGATGAACGAGTTGGTCTGAACAACCACGCGGCAACCGTAGATGGAACCCACTTCGCCCTTGTAGAACGGCACACCCTTGTTGCCGTAGTTGGAGGCGTTCAACCAGTCGGTATCGCGCATCAAATCACGAGAAACGCGAGGGTCGGTCGCGAGGATATATCCACCGTTCACCATCGGAGCGCGGTTGCGCTTCAGGCGGGTCATGGAATCGAGGACACCAGCAGCACTCATCGTGGTGTTGGTCGAGGTATTGTCATCGCTAAGAGCGGTGTAGGTCTGGTTTCCGGCTCCCAGCGTGGCGGGGTTACCGTACACGTTGATACCACCGGAACTGGCAGCGGTATTACAAGCGTCCGTGTTATCGAACGTCGGGGATGCGATGGAGCCGCCTTCAGGGCCGCTACCGATGGAACCGTTGCTCAAGGCAAGGTTGGAACCGATCAGGGTGTTACGAATCACCGAGTCAACCCAGAGGGCCATGTCCAGACCGGAGGTCTTGGTGGACTGCTGCAAGCTGTTGAACAGGTCCGTGGCGCGGAGGATGTCGCTCAGACCAATGACCTGACCATACTGGGTCAGAGCCTTGTCGAGCTTCAGGAGCTGGAGCTGACGATAGCTCGCAACCGTAGGAGCAATACCTTCGTTGGCGTAAGCGGTGGGGGCAGCAAGGGTCTGAACGCCAGCGATGCTCGGAGGGCCGAAGCGGAACATGCTGATCGCACGGTTACCGTTGTTCTTCGGAATCGGAGCCTTCATGGCGAACTGATCAAGAATCGTCTCCTGCTGGACGATCGAGAGCAGCTCCTTGCTGAAGTAGTTCTGGAACTGGTTGGTTAACGTAGTAGAGGTTGTAACTGGCATATTTGAGTTGTGGTTGTGCTATCAGTTGCCTTCCCGGTCGAACTCCCTCGACGCTCGCATGAGCGCATCCCTTTGCTCCTTCATGGATAGACGGGAGAAATCCTTCTCCTCGGTCTTGAGTTGTCCTGCCGGAACGCTTTTCCCAATAGCGGTCTTCTGCTGGAGCTTACTGAGCTGTTCTTTCAGAGCCTTATTCTCGGACTCAAGCGACTGAGATCGACCCGCAGTATCTTGGAGCTTCATCAGTTCAACCGCATGGACAAGTCCATCGGGCATCGCAGTGAGGAACGGAACCCGCTGCAACAATTCAACCGTGCGCTTGTACTCAGGACTGGACTGATCCTTGAGCCAGACTTCCTTCTCAGAGAGTCGGCCATAGTTCTCAGCCCATGACTTGTTGAAACGCTCCTGCTGAACCTGCTGCTGCTTGGCACCCGCCGCTTTACGGACTCCATCAGCCTTGGCTCGCGCTGCCTTGGCCAACTGGGTATCACCATCCGCATCGAACTCTTTGGCCGCAGCCTCGTAATCCTCCGCAGTGTATCCCTTGTCGTCCCGGAACGAGTTGGACTCGGCAGCCGTGGATTGCTCCCGCTGCTTACTCCACTCTTCCCGCTCACGCTTCACCGCCTCGCGCTCGGCCTTGATAGCCTCCTTCTCGGCGTTGATCTGCTCCCAAGACTTAGCCTTACGCTGTTGCTCCTGGGCGAATTTGCTCTTCTGATCCTTCGGCTTCTCCTCCTTCTGCTTGGCCTTGGATTCCGACTCTGATTTCGCGCTGACGCTCTCCTCGCCACCATCGCTCTCTTTGCTGGCGGTCACCTCATTTGAGGATTCCTGCTCAACCGAAGCTGACTCGTTTGTATTTTGAGTCTGCTCCGCTGGCTGGCTGTCGATATCGACACCGGCATCGTGATCTCTGGCCAATGCGAGCATCGCGTCGGCACTCATATTTTCATCTGACATATTGTGCTTATACTCGTTTGCTGGCCCGCACAGACGCAGCAACCGCAACTTTGATCCTATGTGTTCGTGGCAGAATCCGGATCATCTTCCTGCCCCGTAATTGATTCTCGGTCGGCCATCATCTCGATGACCTTCACAAGACTGGCCTGACCCATTGCAAATCCCGAGGAGTATTGCAAATGGTTTCGGTCTGTTATAGCAGAAGCGTTCTGCATCAGAACCGTGTTCAGGAGAGCGTCCTTGAACTTCTTCCCGGTATCGCTCTTGAAAAAGCTATTAAGCGCGGTGGCGTCCTCCTTGGTCCACGGGAGCGGATCCACCCATCGCTGGTGCCGTGTGAATGTCCACGCGGCTCGGAGCTTGGCGAAGGTGCTGATCATTTCGCAGCTTTCTTACGACCCGCCGCCTGTCGCCGCATGAACTCCGCGGCCCCGAGCTTCTTGCGCCCGATGTATGCCGCGAGAGCCCGCGGATCATCCGCGCCCTCCTTCTTGAGTTGCGTTGCCAGTTTACTGAACTTCGATTGTTTCTTCATAAATTACCAAGCCTTACAGGACCAGTGCCTCGGGGTCGTCTTGTCCGTCGCCGTATCGCAATTATGCCGTGCGCGGAAGTTCTTCCGACGCTCCGGATCGTCCTTCTTGATCTCCATCTTCGGATCCCCGAAGCGAACCTTGATCACAGTCCCCTTGGGGTTGCGAACATAAACCGCCCGCTTCTTCGCCTCGCCCGGAGTGTAGAAAGGCTTGTTGAGCGTGACCTTCTTTCCCTGGTAGTCGGCCATATCAGGACTGGAATAGGGGTGATTCTTGGATGTCCTTCATGTTCTCGGGTTTGCGAACCTTCTGAACCCGGATTCTGGGCGCAACACCCTCCACCAATTCCTCAAGTAGTGGCCCACTCTGAGGAATAGGCTGTTGCGGGGTCGGCGGAAGGGGCGGCGGGGGAGCGACAATGGCAATCATGGCTTGAAATTCACCGCACCAGTCAAATTCTAGGACAGTAGGCCAGCAAGTGGGTCTACTGGTGGGCGGAAACCTCCGACAAGTGCTGTCAGAGGCCCGATATCGGCAATCTTTGCAGGTCATTTGTGTTCTTAAACAGGGGCTTGCGCCATCTCAGGCTGCGGAACCGGAATCTGGGCCTGTTGCTGCGCCAGTAAACCGCTTCCCTCCAAGAATTTCTGGATCTCCTTCCGCAGTTTCCGCGCCTCATTCGTCGCCACCTGCTCGTAGAACTGCAACAGGCTGTCCAGACGCATCATAAACGCATTCTGGGCCGCCGGACTGAACTGCTGACCCTGCTGGATCGCCCCATTGAGGTACTGCATCAACACCCCAATACGGCCCGCGTAGTTCTGACCCGGTTTCGCCGGCACCGGGATACCCACCAAAAGCGTCGGGATCGTCTTCGTCTCGTCCTCCAGCTCGTCCTGCGCCTTCTGGCCAGGATCCCGGAGCAATCGCTTGATCAGACTTGGGTCATCCAGCTCCATGATGCTCTTGTCCAGCTCCACCTGATCCACCCAGGGACTGTTCATGAACAACTGCTTACGATTGATGGCCTGCTGCACCATCATCTGACGGCTCACCATGTCCATTCCACCCTTCGGCTCCAGCTCGTACTGGTCGTGCAGCGCGAC